CTTGTAAACCAGGCTTTGAACAGCTAAAACTATCCGATATTCCAGCAGTTAAGGCTGAAATTAAGCAGATTATGGGGGTCAAATACGACACAGAATTTTACCGCAAGCGTAACGACTACCCAAATATTCCGGCCTTTATCAAGGAAGATATCGAGGCTGTTTTCGAGCGATATGGCGTCAATAAACGAGAGATTTGGAGCATTAAACGATAATTTATAGCAAAGTCTATATTAAAAAAAAATGATATATATGGAGCATTTAAATAACAAAACACAGCATTTGGGCGTGATGCTTCGTGCAGGCGGTCTTGCTGCAGTGGTCTCACAAAAAAACACAGAAGACGCAACGATGATATACATCGAATGCCCTTTCCCGTGCCTAAAATTTGGTTACGTGGATATTCTTGACAAAGATCTAAAGAGTGATGGTATAGGTCACGTTTCTTCTTATGAGGCAGACGCCGACCTCGGCATTATTGTTTTAGATACGGCAGGCAGCGATTTCGGTAGAGTCGCTTGTGCAGCCGAGCGATCACTGATGAAGACCTGGCTTGACACATACAATCGCATTAGCTCAGATCTTGTCACATCGATTAAGGTTTTCCTAAATGTAACGCAGGAGCACTGGGTTCCTATAGATGAGTTCCGTCCTTAACATAATTAAGGGAGATGAGCAAGACTGATACAAAAAAACGTTGGACGGCGAAGGAGGTCGAGTATATTAAGGCTAACGCCACGGCGATTTCAATTAAAGATATGGCGACTAAGCTCGGTCGCTCCGAGCTGTCAGTGCAGCTGTACATGCTGCGCCACGGCATTGCCAGGCACCAGCAAGTAAAGCGCAATCTTCTGCGCGAACTTATCGGTGTTAAGATAGATACCGCTTACTTCCATCCTACAAAAGATTTTTATCGCGCCGTGAATATTAATCAGGTTCGCTTTCAGCAAATATGGCAAGGCTATCGCCAAGCGACCTCTGATGAGATGGAGAGGGTAGCGCACCATCTCAACTTCTCGCGCGAAGAGCTGCTGAAGTTCTTGTTCAACCGGCAGCTCAACCTTTTTGACAAAGACTGACGCATACATATTCTGATAAAATCTGACATGAAAATTTCTGATAATGACATAAACCGCATTCTTGACACCGTGCCTATTGTTGACGTCGTGTCACAATATGTCACGCTACGCAAGAGCGGTTCCAACTATTTCGGCTGCTGCCCATTTCATAATGAGCGCACGGCCTCGATGTCGGTCTCGCCGGCGAAACGCATCTTCAAATGCTTCGGCTGCGGCGAGCACGGCAATGTTATATGGTTTGTACACAAGATAGAGGGCATAAGCTATCCAGAGGCAGCACAGCAGCTCGCCAAGCAGTATAATATTGACATAAAGGTAGAGGAGAAAACTCCCGAAGAGCTGGTTCGCGAGCGTGAACGTGAAGAGCTCCTGGTCGTGCTCGACGCCGCCAACAAGTGGTTCGTGTCTCATATCGACGCTGCTGCCGATGATTTCATAGTGTCGCGAGGTCTCAACGCTTGGGCTCGAGCCGAGTTCCGTGTAGGCGCAGCCGGCACCTACCGTCAGATGTACGACGACCTCTCAAAGCTATACAAGCCTGAGATACTACAAAAGGCTGGCCTTGTTTCCGTACGCGACAACGGCGACCGCACCGACTTCTTCCGCTCAAGAGTCACTTTCCCATTCCTCGATCGCTTCGGGCGCGTCATCGGTTTTACCGGTCGCGACATTTCCGGTTACGCTAAAGCTAAATACCTAAACTCTCCGGACACAGCAGTTTTTAAAAAAGGCTCGGAGTTCTTCGGTCTCTTCCAAGCCCGGAGCGAGATTGCGAGATACGGCAAGGCGTACCTCGTCGAAGGTCAGTTCGACGTGATAAGCTTTGCACAAAATGGCGTTCGCAACGTCATCTGCAAGAGCGGTTCGGCACTCGATGCAGTTCAGGTGAAGCGACTACGCTCGCTCGCTGAGAATGTCACTCTTGTGTATGACGATGATAAAGCTGGCATACATGCTACCATCGCGCAGATACCAGTGCTGCTTGACGCTGGCATAAATGTACGCTGCATCATGCTGCCTGAAGGTCAGGACCCTGACGATTTCGCACGTGCCAACATCGGGCAGCTCAGAGACAAGCTGCAGAAGATGGAAATAGGCTTTGTTGCATACTTGCACGAGAAGCTCTATCGCCAAGCCGCCGACGAGCCTGGCCGCGAGGCAGGCTTGAAGGCCATCATCGACGCCATTGCCCATGTCGCCGAGGACACCATGCGCAATGACTACATGCGCACACTCGCACAGATGATAGAGGTTTCTTCAGATACATTGATGCCTAAACTGCGCCAGGCCATGTCCTCTATAAAGCATCACGATGAGCCCGCAAGCGGCTTTTGTGGCATATCTGAAGCTAAAGAAATTTACGACAAAGAAAACGACAAAATACGTCTTACGACCTCCTGGCGTGAGTTCGAGGGGAATGTCGGCGCATTACCAGTAGTGTATTTCAGAGGGTGCCCGGAGGATAGCGAGGTACAAGAGCTTCGTCAACTCGACAATACTGTGGTTATTGGTTCGCCTAATGAAACTCTTAACGACAAAACGGAGAATGATGAGATTCTTACGCTCAAGCAGCTCTTTCGCTCCGGCTTCAACGTCGACGTCGAGGTGGATTCGGGCACCATTGGCTTCATCCAGTGGTATGTCGGCATATATGGCAGGTTAATAAGAGAAGAAGCACCAACCACCAATGTCGTCGATATATACCTCGACCGCATTGCAGAGATGATCGCAGAAGCTACTGAGGTCACACGCACTCGCTCGATGAAGGAGTGGGCGAAATGCCTCTCGCTTCCATCTGAGCGAGCCTTAAAAGATATAGTCAAGCCGTACATCACACGCAAGCGCTCAAAGAATAAAGTCGAAGCCGAGCGCGAGAACCTCGACGATGTAGCCGACATCGATGGCAATACTCTGCCTGAGTACGTCGAGGAGAGCGAGGAGTACATGCGCATGTTGTCACGATACGGCTTCTATCCGCTGCTTTCGAAGAGCAAGGGCGAACCAGTATGCTACATGTTCAAGAACGACTCCGGCGGCTACGGCCGCGTGTGCGACTTTTTTCTCACGCCGCTGCTGCACGTGTACGACAAAGACCCTGAGCTCAACAAACGTATTGTGAAGATCACTTCGATGGCTCCGGAGATTCGAAAATCAAAATACGTTGAGTGGAAGTCTTCAGTATTCGCAAATATGGCTACGTTCCGCGCAGCCCTGGTCAACGAGGGCGCTTACAACTTTGAAAATGGCAATGTCAAGCACTACGACAAAATCTGGACGTGGATGTCACATCAATTCAAGACCTGCTTCCAGCTGCGTACCTTCGGCCAACAGAAAGAAGATTTTTTCGCATGGTCTAATGCAATATTTCATCGCAACGAGGCTGGCGACTTCGAAATTAAGAAGGTCGACAACCTCGGCCTCGTCGAGCATGGCGGCGACCTCTTCTATTCGCCGGCATACTCGGAGATATATGCTTACGACCGTTCTGACTCAGACATCTTCGAACAAGACCGACATCTTCGGTATATCGACGTTCCGCAGTCGCGACGTATCTCGTTCGCACAGTGGGCCGACTTGATGAACCGCGTCTATCGCATAGAGGACAACGGCAAATGGGCTATCATCTATGCCATATTATGCGGTTTTCGTTCCGACCTCTACCCCATCATCGGCAACTTCACCGCAATCTTCTTCATTGGCCAGACCTCGTCGGGCAAATCTCAGATAGCTCAGAGCATCCGAGCTCTGTACGAGGTACCTTCTGCGCCATCGTCGAACCTTAACCAGATTTCCGACGCAGCCTTCTTCTCCATCCTGGAGCGCTTTCGTGACGTGCCGTGCATCTTCGAGGAGTACAACGACGAAGAGATAAGCGACCAAAAGTTCCAGGGCTTGAAGGCAGTGACCTACGACGGCGACGGCAAGCAGAAGCGCCGTTCAGCTACGGGCAATGACATCGAAACATCTAAAGTCAACGCATCGATCATCCTGCTTGGCCAGGAGGCACCGCAGCGCGACGACAACGCGCTATCTAACCGCGTCGTTCTGTGCGAGGTGCCTGCTCACAACTTCTCCGGCGACCTCGAAGCGCAGCGCATCTTCAAAGAGCTGAAGGGCTACGAGAAAGAGGGCTTGTCATATCTGCTCGTCGAGGTTCAGAAGCTGCGCCCAATATTCCGCACACATTTCATAGGCTACATGGAGCAGTCGCGGAAAGAGTTGCAGGAGGCACTCGTTGGCATGTCTGGCCGTAGCGGCGACCAAAGCCGTATCATAGGCACGGTCTCGATGTTCCTCGCCACGTGCCGGCTGCTTATAAATGATGCGCCGCACATGGCTTTACCGTTCACGTACGACGAGTTCTTTGCTCTCGCGGTTGACAAGGTTCGCCATCAGTGCGAGATGTTGGCCAAGAGCGACAAACTCGCTACATTCTTCAATACGCTCGATTTTCTCATCGACAAGGGTACGCTCAAGATTGGCCGCGACTTCACTATCGACGAGCCGGCTAAGGTCACACTCAAAGGCGGCGTAGAGAAGCAGCTTGCCGAAGGTCAGAAGGTCATGTACATGAACCTTTCAAACGTTCACAAGCATTATCTTGCAGCCATGCAGAGCGGCGAGCGTCCACTGACCCTGACGACTCTCGTCGTCAACCTCAAGTCGCACCCTGCGTACATCGGAGATGTGAGCAACAAAAAGTTTATATGGCAAGAGGAGGTACGCACAATGCGCACTCCGCCCGGCACTGTCAATCAGGCTACGATGGCGGAGGTCGACCCCGACGACACGATGATCATCAAGATACAGAAGAAGTCGAAGCAAACCTCAGCTATTGTTCTCGACTACAACATACTTCAGCAGTTCATGGGCATCGACTTCGAGCGTGCTACTATCACTGTCAAAGATGAAGATACCCGCCCGTTTTAAAGCGGCGGTGCATATATCCCTCAAGGGAGGGCTCGGTAATCAGAATATGTAATGTCAGATTTGTAAATCGCGTCAGACGGGCGGGTGTCGTGAGACATTTGCCCGTCGTTTTTTGTCACCCGAACACCCAGATTAAAAGAGAGGTCGTTAAAACGGCGTTTTGAAAATCTCGGGAGCCGAAAAACGCGACCAACCGACCAACCGACCAACCGCGCCAAACTTTTCAAATAGCAATAATCTCTATAAGTAGTTAATAATAAGTAAGTTAAGTAGTAATAAGTATATAGTTGGTATGGTTGGTTGTGGTTGGTTGAGTGGTGTTATTGGTTGGTTGTGGTTGGTTTTGCATTTCCAACGTTGGCGCTTTTCAGTCTGTCTGCGGTACAGGCGAAATCGCTAAATTGCGGTTGGTTGGTCGGTTGGTTTTAGCATTTATGCTACCAACCATGAGCTAACTCACTGATAATCAATAGCACTTTTGCGTTGGTTGGACGGTTGGTCGGTTGGTCGCAAAAATACACCATCCTGTATAAGCATTTAAAAAATGACATCTGCCTGTTGGCATCATTATCTTACATAGACAACTAAAAATTTTAATATATGGCAAAAAAATCAAACAAACAGGACCGTTTCGCGGTCTGGGTGCCCTGCAAGGGCTATGTCAAACGCTGGCTGCTCGCCAACTTCAACCGTCCCGATGAGTATTGGCAGGAGTTAGTAAATTTGTCGCCGAACAGAGAGTTCGCCGACGATTTCAAAAAGAGGCTCACGCGTGCCGAAGCACGGCGCGATAGTTCCGTCAAGGGTCGGTACACGACGCGAGTAGCGATAGAGATTACGCTTGACACGTTTCAACGGTACGGCTGGGAGCTTACTCCAACGGAGACTCTACGCTGGAATACCAAGATGGAGAGCGAGGTCAAGCAGGTGCTGCACACCTACAACGCCATGCTCTCAGTCACCGGACTAAGCATAGCCGACCGCATCAAGCGCTTCCGTAATGCAACCGGTATTACCGAGCTCGACTGGGATACCGATTCCATCCGAAAAGAGCTGCAGCGCAACTCAAAAATATCTGGTAACGACGATTTCGAGCAAATTGTCAAAAAAATAGAGCAAAAGTGTTGGGCTATATTGTCCAAAAGCGGACATATCACCGAGCAAGGCAAAGAACTATATGAGAGAGATTAAATTCGACTTCAACAACATCGGAGGACTGGCGGAGATATACGCCATTCCTCCGTCAGACTTCCTCCGACTGCGTCACGACTACAACAACGACACCGACGCGCTGGAGTTGAAGTCTCGCGACAACATCATCGTGCTGCCTATCTATGGCGACCGCTCTTTCTGCTTCACAGAGCAGAAGAGCACAGACGATGGCGGCGACTATTGGGATGTTACCATTGAGGGCGTTACTCCAAAGGTATGCCGCGACAATGCAGTTCTTCTTGAGAAACTCGAGCGCGGCGAGTGGCTCGTTTTATCCATCGACCACAACGGCACTGTTCACCTCTCCGGCTCTGTCGACGTGCCGCTGATGTTCTCTTCTGAGCGCACTACGGGCGACGCTTACACCGCACTCAATGGTTCGGCGTTCACATTCGCCGGACGACAGCCATCACCCTCTGTTATTATTGACATTGATGACTTGACTAATATCTAATCGCTTTTTACGGTCTGACAACCTCGCGCCTCGTCTAAGGCGCGAGGTTTTTATTTGGCTAATTTTGTAGTGTACTCATATTTCTATAGATTATGGCAAATAACACCTTACGCCTAAATGGCGAAATTTCGAGCTATCAGGTTTGGCGAGTCAACCAGTTCCTGAGCGAGAATAAGGGCACGCCGGTCACTGTGCGCCTCGCCTCTCCTGGCGGCGACGTGGCTTCAGCCGTGCAGATATCGCACGCTTTCGCCGAGCATGGCGACGTCACTCTTATTCACGATTCATACAACGCGTCAGCTGCGACATGGCTTTTCGGCGCAAAGACCATCAAGATGTACTCCGACTGCATGCTGTTCGTACACTGCTCGTCGAAGGAAGTGTTCTACTGGCAGAGCATGAACGCAGAGCAGCTCAAGCAGATGGGCGTGGCTAACGCCGACGACATTAAGCGATTGGAGACTATCGACCGCATCATCGCAGACAAGTATGCTTCACGCGGCAAGCGCACCTCTGACGAGATGCTCGCTATGATGAAGTCGAATCAGTGGCTCACAGCTTCTCAGTGTAAAGAGTATGGTCTTGTCGACGAGATCATCGAAGAGAAGGCTCCGAGCAAGGCTGCGAACGAGATGGTGAGCGCTTTCCGCAACTGCTCTATCCCGATGCCCGAGGACGGCGGCCTCTCCGACGAGCGCTCTTTCTTCCAGAAGCTCGCCGAATTTCTTGGCGTTCATAACAAGGCAGGCGCTCAGACACCTACGCCGCCAGACAACACAAAAAATACTATTATGAATAAAAAGTTCACCAACGTCAACACCCTTCTCAAGGTAGAGGGCTTTGACGAGTGCGACACAAAAGTCACACTCACCACCACTCAGCTTCAGACCATCGAAGATCATCTTGCCGAACTTCAGGGCAAGGTCGAGAACAACGGCAATCTTGAGAAGCAGGTTTCCGAGAAGCTCGACAAGTTCTCCGAGGAGGTGAAGAACACTGAGGGTCTCGATGCGAAGCTCGCAAAGATTAAGGATGCTTTCGACAAGATTCCGGCTCCGGTGCAGCAGCCTGCAGGCGGCACCGTGACTGACGAGTTCGCCGACATCCGCAAAGATCCAGTCAACAACTTCTTAGATGAGTAAACTATGAATTTCAACGATCCTATTGACATCACCGCCGTCAACACCGCGGTGAAGGCTCATAGCAAGAAGATTCTTGCTATCGACCACCAGGGCGCAGACGCAATGCTGCGCCACATGACACCCATGACGGGCATCACCGATTCCTACACATTCACGGAGTCGTTCTTCAAGACCGTATCTTCACGCTATACCGGCGTGTTCAAGGAGCAGCAGAACATCGGTTCGTTCGCTAACCGCACCCTTACGGTGCATCCTTGTGTTATCGAGATCCTCGACGAGCCGGAGCGCTACCGCCGTGCCTACATCACAGAAGTTCGCGGCGGTCTCGACATCGCGAAGCATCCGTTCGAGATTTGGCTCATCAACCGCATCCTGCAGCAGGCTTCAGAAGACCTCCTGCCGTGCATCTGGAATGCGGAGCTCGACAGCACCGGCAAGAAGACTTCGCTTAAAGACTCTTTCGACGGTCTCGGTACGCACATCAAGAAGGGCAAGGACGACAACTCTATCTCCGCCGACAAGGGCAACCTCGTGTCGACCGGCAAGTTCACTCGCGCCGACATCGGCACGCAGCTGCTTGCTATGTGGCGACACATGCCGGAACTCTTCCGCGAGCAGAAGTCAAAGCTCTATATCCCTTACGCCCTTGGCGACCTCTACGACGACTGGTTCGCAGACGAGCATCCTAACGTTCACTCGCCGCATCAGTCTCCAGACGAGACCGGCCAGCAGTTCCTCTACGGTTCAAACGGCAAGTGCGAGATTATTCGCTGCCCGGGCATGCCGACAAACTCGAGCTTCGCGATGCTCACGCTCAAGGACAATGTCTACTACGGCATGGACAAGCCGAGCGATATGCGCAAGCTGCGTGCTGTCGAAGCCGACTATAAGTTCAAGGCTCTCGGCAAGTACGTGTTCGGCACACAATTCATGACGTTCCGTCCGGAGATTTTCTGCGTCAACGACCAGCCGGTAGACCCGACTGTCGCCGCTTAATTAGTTTCACCTATAATATATATAATGTATGGCTGATAAAAAAAAGTGCTTCGAGCTCGCCGACATCGACCCGGCTCTTGAGTGTGACGCGCAGGACAACATGGGCGGCATCGTCGAGTCGGTCATCTTCGGCTATCACGACGAGGTGGCTACATGGCCAGACTCGCCTACTCCTAAAGAGGCCGCTCTGACTCTCGACCAGGCAGGTGCGCTTGAGGGCGATGTTGTCATGGCTAACGGCTGCAAGGCGTACAAGCTCAACTTTACAGACAATACTGGCTCGTTCAGCATCAAGATGCAGGGCGAGACTGGCGGCGAGTCATTCCTGATGGAGCTCTCGCTTGTTTCCGCACGCATCCGCAAGAAGATCCTCGGCTTCATGAACGCAGCGAAGGGCCGTAAGCTCTTCTTCATAGTGCAGGACAACAACGACGTGACGTACCTCATGGGCGACAAGCGTCGTGGTGCTCTTCTCGCTTCCGACAGCGATGGTGCCACCACCGGCTCTTCACCTACTGAGCGCAACCAGGTCTCGCTTAAGTTCCAGTTTACAACTCCTCGAGCTCTCGCCTACGAAGGCGACTGCGAGAATATCCTTACCGCGGCGTCTGTCTGACGGCTGAGTTGGTTTTCATTTTACTACAATTTGTTTCCCTCCACGGCAGCGGCCGTGGAGGTTTTTTATTGTCCTTAAGCGGTGCTGTTTTTATCGCTATTTTTGTAGCGTTAAATATTTTTGTTGGTATTATGAAACTTTCAGATAATTATTTCAAAGCACGCACAATGGCGATGCAGTGGCTCGCGCAGTCAAGAGACAAACGCAACTTTGTAGCCGGCTTACAGATCCTCGCCATGTCGGGCTACAAGCCTACGGTACATGCGCTGCTCGCACGCAAGGGTGAGCTGCCCTGGACTACAGAGAAGCTCACATCATGCCTGCGTGATGTCATTCAGGTTTACTATAACCCCGACGATCCGCGCTTCGCAGATGGTTCGGACATTGACGTTCTTAACGATAGCGACGGCGAGCATCAGCCGATAGCAGAACAGCATAATATGGCGAAGATAGCCGATACCGAGCAGTTCAAGGCTATGCCCGAAGTGATGCAGCTCATCGTGAAGGCTTACGCCGACGCGTACAAACAGCGCGCTAAGCTGGCACGTCAGCGTCAGGAGATTGGCGAGTCTAACGACGAGGACTCTGTCGCCCGTCGCAAGGCGATAGGCGAAGAGATGGAGCACCTCACTACGTATATGGATGCTCTCGCACCACTAAAGGAGGCTTACGACAAAGAGGGTAAGGTGCCAGACCGCGAGACTTTCGAGAACATCGCCACCTCTGTCGAGCAGCCAAAGGCTGACGATGACGCAGATACTGCAGCCGACTACACGTCGATGGACACTGAGCATTTGCGAACTCGCCGCAAGTCGCTCACCGACCAGATTACGCGCAAAGAGAATCAGCTTCTTTATCAGTCGAACTCTAAGCAGGCTGCTGAGAACCCGATGCCAGAGTCGCCTAAACGCGTGAAGCTGCTCAAGCAGATCGAGAACCTCAAGGCCGAGCGCTCTAAAATAGAGTACGAACTCGCATCGAGATAGCCTATGATTCTCGATCCTCAGACTATTACCATTCCACTGCGGAGCGATGACCCACAAGAGGATCATCGCTCTCTTGTTAATGTGCTCGACCGCTCCACCACTGACATCGAGGTTGTAGCCGACATTCTCGAACGCCCTTCGCAGCTTGGCACCATTGCCAACGGGCGCGACAAGCATTTCTACAGCAACGGCGCTTTCAATCTCATACAGCTCATGCTGTACGTGCTTCGGCAGACCGGGCCTGCTCACGTTTTCTTGTCGACATACTCTATAGCCGAGGACTCGATATCTACGCTACGTCGCTACGTTGACAACGGCACGATACTCTCGATACGTTTTCTAATCGACAACCGCGTACGCTCGATATCACCTAAACCCTTCGCTCATCTCATTCAGTCGTTTCCGGACTCATACCGCTGTATATCACTGCACGCAAAGGTGGCTCTCATCAGCAATGCCGACTGGCACGTCAGCATCGTCGGCTCGCAGAACGCTACGCACAACCCGAAGCTCGAGCGTGGCATCATTCACACGTCAGAGGATATCTGGCGATTCGATAATAAAATAATGTATGAAGAATTTGACAGAGGAGCAAAGTAAAGCTCTTGAGGATATGGCTTACTGCCTTATACCTCTACCGCTCATCGCCATCAACCTCGAGATGGAGCTGCACGAGCTTAAAGATATGCTCAACGAGCCGTCGCCGGCACGTACTGCTTACTATCGTGGTTACATCAGGCAGAAGATGGAGGTGCAGAGGTCTATCATTCAAGCGGCACAGAACGGCAGCAATCCTGCTCTTGAGCAGCTGCTGCGCATGCTCAACGACATTTCAAATCAACTAAAATATGGTTAGAGAATACAAGTCTATCGCTAAACTCACACACGATGAGATAGAAGCCCATATCGTCGATCCGGAGAACAACCCTTTGCCTGAGCGATGCAAGGAGCAGTTCGGCAGGGTGCTGTCGGCAGCAAGACTGCTCGACGACTACCCCGACGACAACCATGTCATCAGACTCATGCGAGCGAAATACGATGTGTCGTCATCGACCGTTAGGCGCGACATCGCCCTGGCGCGCCAGCTCTACAAGTCGCGACACACATTCGACTGGGATTTCTGGCAGGCATGGATGATTAAGGACCAGCTCGAACTCATACGCGAGTGCAAGCTGCGCGGCGACCTGAAGGAGTGGAATAAGGCGAAGCTCGTGCTGCACAAGATCATCGGCGACAAGCCTCTTTGTGAGGAAGACCCGCGACGTATGCAGGCGAACCAGTTCTTTATACAGATCGTCAACAACAACGGCGAGCAGCGCAGCATGCCGCTCGGCGACGTGCGTGCTCTCAACGACCAGGAGAAGAAAGAACTTATTGACAACCTTTATCAGCCTATCGACGACGCGCAGGCTGAAGAAATCATGCAGACATGACAACACCACATCAGGACTACTGGCAAGAGGATATTCACGTCAACCGCGCGCAGTACGCGTATCTCATGCTGCAGGCCAAGAACAAGTACGCTATCATGTCGCGCGGTACGGGCAAGTCGTTCATCGTCGGCGCAGAGGTCGACGAGAACGTGCGCATCATGCCGCGCGGCATCACTACCATTGCGCAGGCTACCATCGGCCAGGCGCTCACCAAGACGCTGCCGTCTACGTTCAAGATGCTCGAGATGCTGGGCTACAAGCCTTACGACTACGAGACGCACACCGGCGACTACGTAGTCTGCAAGCGGCCTCCTGAGTCGTTCATCCGGCCGTACGAGCACATTATGCAGTTCGATCATGTTATTTCGTTTAGCAACGGCCACTGTCTGTATGTCCTCACGCAGGAGGGCAGCAGCCGCGGTCCTAACGCCGACTTCAACATCACCGACGAGGCGCTGACTATCAACAAGGAGAAGTTCGACCAGGAGGTGGCGCCGACAAACCGCGGCAACGAGTGCATCTTCGGCAAGCGCGCCGAGCATCCTATCGTCAAGCATCACGGCAACGCCTTCCTCTCTTCTATGCCTTACACCTCGCAGCAGAAGTGGCTGCTCAGTCCGGCTGAATACTACGAGAAGGAGCGAGGCATTCCGCTCTTTCAGCGCTGGAACCGCTTAGTGCAGGTGCAGATGCAAATGATCGAAGCGTATATTGCCAACGACAAGTCTCTGTTTCGCGATCTGTGGAACGAGACCGTGCGCATGCGGCGAGAGCTCACGCCGTTTGTTTCAAAAGACTCCACGCTTTTCATTCTTGGCTCGGTGTTCGACAACATCGAGAATTTAGGCATGTCGTACATCGTCAACCAGTATCGCGTGATGGATAAGCTCTCATTCATGGTCGAGATACTCAACTTCGTGCTCGACAAGGTAGACCACTGCTACTATAAGCTCGACGATCGTCATCTCTACTACAACGCCACAAACGACAGCTACCTGCGCGACTTCGCTGAGAACAACGACTACAACTGGCAGGATCTCGCGCAGGTGCAGGACTCGCGTGCCGACATCGACTGCGACCCGACACAGCCGCTTGAGATAAGCACCGACTGGGGCTCTGCCGCCTCGTTCCTCTCGGTTGGCCAGGAGCGCTTGTTCGACTTCTCGGCTAAGCTGATATCGCAGACACCCATCGACTGCACCATCAACGAGTTCTACGTTAAGCGTGACGATGAGACCGACACCGAGGTCAACGCCCTCGCCGACAAATTCCTCGTCTATTACGAGCACCACGCCTGCAAGCGCGTCACCCTATACCGCGACCGCTATGGCGATGCCAAGCGAGCGAACTCTAAGAAGTCGTACAACGAATTGTTCGTCGAACGACTGCAGAGGTTCGGTTGGGAGGTCGAGCAGCGCGTGCATCCAGGCATGGAGCCGCCGCAGCACGAGAAGTTCTTGCTGTGGACATACATTCTCTCCGAGACCGACGCACGCTTTCCTCGCGTGCGCTTCAACGCCACGCGATGCAGACATACGCTTATATCTATGCAGAACACGCGTGTCGTCGAGGACTCGCAGGGTCGCTTCGCAAAAGACAAAAGCTCGGAGCGCAAGCAGTCTATATTGCCCGAGGACGCTACTCACTTCGGCGACTGCGTGGACAAGCGCATCTGGACTAAATACTACACAAGGCTGCGAGGACTTAACTCTACGTTCGTCGACGGTCGCGTCTGACTTCTTGTCGCTCTTTTTATCGCTCGCCGACCGCGCGCTTTCCATTTAGGACTGCGCGCGGTCTTTTTTTGTGCCCTCGGGCGGTTTTTGGTTGGGCGGTGGGGTGTCATATATCAACTGAAAAGCGACTAATCGGGCGCTCGCCGCGGTAGGGCGCGGCTGGCTACGTTGTCACGTAGGAGCGGACTTTTTAAAAAAGTCCACGCGAAAACCTCGTAAATACGTAGTCCTTAACTTATTTTAATGAAAAAATTTCGCTATAGACTGCATCGCACCGACCTCACGCATCGAGGTCGGTGTGGTCGCAACCATTTTATTGAGCTCAACAAAATGGTTGCTTCTCTTCCCGCCCACCGCCCTTCCGCCCGCCGCAAAAACGCCTGCAGCATTTTTGCGGCGGGTCCCAAAGAGGTAAAAAGCCGTCGTCGGAGGCTTTTTGTTGTCTTTTAAAGTTCAGATCTGTCTGCGTATCTTTGCCGCAGGTTTTTAATTAGGGGATACTAATGTTGTTTAGTTTTAATTGATTCAGTTATTTTTTCACGTTTATCCTTGCCGCTGGCGCGTGACGCGTCGGCGGCATTTGCTTTCTCCCTTCACGGCTCACGCATTACCGCATAGCGGTAACATCATTACACCGCTTTGGTTACATGACTACCACATAGCGGTTACATGGTTACCAGGTTGCGGTAATCATGCGGTCGGCAAAGAATTGAAGTTTTTTTATTACGTTACTACGAAAAAGTGTAGTAAATATTTGCATAATACGAAAATTTGTAGTACCTTTGTAGTGTCTTAAAAAAAGTAATACAATATGAATAAAGAATTAACAGAAGAAGAGGCAGAACTGATAGAAGCTATCAGAGCCCACAAAAGAAGTTACCCTAATGGTCATCCTCAGTTGTTATGGTACGCACAAGAGCTGTTTGATAAGATGACATCAGTTAAGTAATTCTAACAAGGCAGCCCGAAAGGGCTGCCATAACTAACACAATATGGAAAAGAACAAACAAGCAAAGGACAATACTGTTAAGCAACGCTTGCAGGACATTCTGCTGAGTGTGTCATGGCGTGATATCGCCAATACTTATTTCGACCGCTCGGCTTCATGGTTGTATCATAAACTTGATGGAATCGATGGCAATGGTGGTGTCGGTGGGTTCACAGACAAGGAGAAGGAGCAGCTTCGTGGTGCTCTTGTCGACCTCAGCGACCGCTTACGCCGTGCTGCTGACAATATTTAGGCAGATGTTGTATTACATTTAAGACACAAGTCGTCCGTGCCTACGGATGCACGCAGCCTCGGAGCCTCACGGCTTCGGGGCTTTTTGTTGTCTTTTTGCTGTCTTTTAAATTCTCCCTTCTGCACGTTAACTTTGCGAGTATAAAAGATTTTGATATGGAAACAATAACAGATAAGCGTTTTAAAAAACGTAGGGGGGGGAAGTATGAACCCAATAGTTTTTCACGATTACGAGGGCTTTTTGGCAAAGTTCAAAGAGAACCCCAAGACAACCGATGAGTGTTGGACACCGAAGGATGTATACGAAGCGGTGCTGAAATACGTTGGTGAGATATATCCTTTGGAAGGCAAGCAGATTTTGCGCCCATTCTATCCTGGAGGTGATTACGAACATGCAGAATACCCTTCGGATGGTGTTGTAGTGGACAATCCGCCGTTCTCATGTTTTACCAAGATATGTCGCTTTTATACAGAGCGCAACATTCCCTTCTTCCTATTCGGCCCGGCGCTAACCATCTTCTCATGCTGCAAGCATGGCGCCACTGCTGTTATCATCGCCCGGGGTGTAGAATTCTCCAATGGCGCAAAAGTGCCTTGCAACTTTGCGAGCAATCTGTTTGGCGACATTTTGGCTACAACAGCACCCCGCCTCGATGAACTCATTGCTGCGTGTCCTTCTCAAGACACCAAGGTCAACCTGCCTAAATACAGCTACCCGGACAACCTTCTTAGCGTATCCGATCTGCAGGTTATAGCGCGAGGTGGCGTGGAGTTTAGTGTGGAGCGCGAGTATTGCGCTCTTGTCCGCAATCTTGAGACCATGCCTAAAGGCAAAGAGCTCTTCGGCGATCATTATCTCCTCTCTTCAGCAAAAGCAAAAGCAAAAGCAAAAGCAAAAGCAAAAACAAAAACAAAAGCAGAAAACCGCATACCAGTTCCGCTCTCGCCTACTGAACTCGATATTATAAGCAAGTTGGATTCAAAAGATATAAAAAGATGATTCTTTAGTTCTTTTTATTGATTAGGTTTATATTAGTGTGTGTGCCGCTGGCGCGAGATGCGTCGGCGGCTTTTTACATTTCGTAGTAAAATAGTTATTGTTTCGTTTGATTATTCGTAGTAAAATTACTACCTTTGCAGTGTTGAATTATTAAACAAGCGATCTATGAAGCTTATTTTGATATTCGACAAAGAAAGGTGGCGGTCGTGGCTGCCACCTATTTTAAGATTAACATATAAAACAATATATTATGAACGATGTTGTGATTAAAGCTGCCCGTACTGCTGACGGCTACTGTTGTGCTTGCGACTTACTGCCGGGTTGGGTTGTTGCCTACGATGGCGACCTTGAGGGCTTTAAGGAGTATGTCCAGGAGAGTGTTGACTTCTGGCTCGAAGGCAGACGTAAAGACGGTGATGTATACCCGGAGGTGTTTGACGGTGAGTATAGGCTCGTCTACGATTTTGATGTGGCTACGTTGCTCGACTACTATCGTGGCATATTCTCGTTTGCCGCTCTTCAGTCAATAACGAGCATCAACCAGAAGCAGCTCTCACACTATGCGAGCGGCTTGTCGAAGCCGCGCCATCAGCAGGTGGAGAAAATAAAGTCGGGATTGCGCCGACTTGCCAAGGATATAGAAATGGTCACTGTTTAATAAATTCAACACCGCCGCCCGACCAAGCGGCACCATGGCTGCTGCAAGTTTCTAACTCGCAGCATTCATTATATTAAAGAGCTTATTGGAGCCCTCGGTGCGTGACGCATCGAGGGCTTTTTATTTACGCAAATCTGCAAACTATTTATAAAAGTAACAAAAAAGTTAGCTAAAAGTTTGGAAATTGATAACTTTTTTGTTAACTTTGCATTGTCTTAATAAAACAAGACAAATAGTTCTTTCAAATCATGAAACATTCAGAATTAATTAGAGCTTTGATAAAAGCAGGATGCTTTATCAAGCGGCATGGTGCCTCGCATGATGTTTGGGTTAATCCTAAAACCGGAGACTTTACAACAGTTCCAAGGCACGGAAGCAGGGAAATCAAAACAAAGACAGCAAAGACTATCTTTGATGCCCTCTCTATCGACTAAAAGGATGGCTGCCCGGCAAGTTCCGGGCAGCTTCCTTATCTGAATGGGTAACGGGTGAAAGAACTTATTTTGTAGACAAAATGAGTTAAATATATACAACATGAAAGTTATAGCCAATGTAAAAAGAGAACCGGGCGAGAAGAATTATTCTTGCTTGTTGACGGTAAAACCCATAAATGGCACAGTTCTCGGCTGTGGCTCTTCAGCAAAAGCAGCCATTGAGGATATGCTTAGAGGGTGGAATGAAACTACAGAATACCTGAGAGAGGAAGGCGAAGAGGTTCCTACACTCGAGATTGAGTATCGCTTCGATGTCGGCTCACTTTTCAGCTACTACGACTTTGTTAACATTGCAGGAGTAGCTCGAGAGATTGGTCTTAATCCTTCCGTCATTCGCCAATATGTCATTGGCACGCGCAAGCCAAGCGTAGAGCGCAAGAAGCAAATTATCACAGGGCTCAAGAGTCTTGCCGACAAGATGCAACAAGCAGTTTTATATTGATTTTGTTTCATGATACATGAAAATAAAATACATGAAAAGAACTATTTGGGAGCCCTCGGTGCGTGACGCATCGAGGGCTTTTGTAAAAATAATTAAGCTATGAAGTACACAGATAAAAAAGAAAATCAGCAGACAACAGTGCGTCAGATACTCAATGACGTGTACGAGGACATTAACTGGGCTTATCTCGCACAGAACTATTTTGGAAAATCCCGCAGCTGGCTTTATCATAAGTTCAGCGGACGCAACAACGGCAAGCCCGACGACTTCAGCGACATCGATCGCGAGCGTCTTAAGGGTGCGCTTGTGGATATAGCAAACCGTCTGAGAATGACGGCTGACAAGTTGTAATAACTTATTATTTTGACACCAGCCTCGGAGCCTAACGGCTTCGGGGCTTTTGATTGCTTACATTTTAAAATATTATATATATGGAATACTCAGACACTCAGATAGCTGCTGCAGACCTTATTCTTAAGACATTGCTTGAGCACGAGAGTTTTGTCAATGACTACAAGATTCTTGCCATGGTGAAGAAGCATTATGGCATAAAGGCCACATTTGTTATCGACATGCTTAAAGATGACGGGTTAATAGCACAACATGGAGAGGCTTTTCTTAAACTTACATCCAAGGGTGGCAAGGCTGCGAAATATGGTATGAAGTGGCATCAGCGTAAACTTGACGTTAAAGACCAGGCTAAGATTGCCGGATGGCTTATTGGTGTAGTGGCGTCCATCACGGCAATCCTCTCATTCATTATAGGGCTGCTGTGCTGACAGAGAGTCTGACAGCTACACCTATATGATAGAATACGTATGCTACAGCTACGATCGTAGCAACAAGGATAATGGCTATCGCTGCAATGTCAAGAATATTGTCAATGTAGAGCGGTAGCCTTTTGTTTTTGATTTCTTTCTTTTCCATACGGCAAAGTTACTAATTTGTCGGCTATAAAAGATGGGACATTTATTCCTTGATTTTTTCCTTTTTATCTCCATTTCTCTCCAATTCTCGCCAAATTGGAGAGTTTTCCTCGCAATTCCTCAAAAATTCCTCGCAAATTCCTTGCACGTTCAGATTTTTATCTCTACCTTTGCCATCGCTACAATACTTATGCGGAGCACTCCGCATTATGTGGAGATGCAGACAGAATACGGCGGTTCGCCTTCCACGTGTTTTTTAGCCCTTTGTGGCGGATAAGCATGAGTGTTGTAGCAGACGAGGAAGTGCGAGCCGCTTTTTTCGTACCCCTACGTCAACCCGCGCCGGAGCGGTTCTCCGGTAATAAGGCTACAACACTTATCATTATGCAAACATCTGCATCTATCCAGCGCACAGCTCAACTGCGCCCGTTTAGCATCAGCACCGCCTCCGTTAAGGCGTGGCTCAACGGAAAGAGCAAGTTTTACACCAAAATCTGCGAGTTCGAGGTGACACGCCGCGAGGTTCTGCGCGTCCACGCTGCGCTTCTGTCTCTCGGCGCAGGCGCCATCAGCGCCGAGAGCAGCATCCTCGCCGCCCTCTGCTGTGTAGTCCTCTCGGGCTACAACGTCTACAAGTTAAACCAGGAGGAGAAAGGAGGCGAAGCATGATTTCGTTGGTTCTTGTGAACACCTATGCACCTAAAAACAAGTTTCAGGAGCTGGTCTGCAAGATGCTCTCTCCGCTGCACGGCATGGAGGTGGCGACGGAGTACATCGATACCGTGTTTGACGATATTAAAGCAATAGCCCTTCAGGCTGACATCGAGAGACCGCGCCGCACCACTGCGATGCAGTTCGAGACGAAAACCGAGGTGCCTGACCGATACGGCAAGCTATGCCGTGCAGCGGTGATCAGCGATGTCATCAAGGGCACGAGAGTCGGTAACGAGGTGGCTACGGTCTACTTCCATCCGGTGCAGGGCGTGCTCGAATACCTCAAAGAGGGCGGTACGCAGCGTATGCAGCCGGTAATGTTCGGCAAGGTGAGCGATGAGTGGTTAGCACAGTATGTTGATATGGTAGAGAAAGGAGGCAAAGCATGAGAAGAAAAGACAAAAAGCAGCAGACACAGCAGGCGCAGCAGCCTGAGGCTGCAGAGGTTTTCGAGTGCGCAACAACAGATGTTGTGCGCGAGCTTGACAAAGATATCAAGCGAGGCGAGATAACCGCCATCATAGAGTTTTTGACAAACGTCGGCGAGCATCTGTTGCAGAAAGCACGTAACGGCTCGATGACAGACCTTGAGCTGCAGGAGTACAAAAACTACTTCTACGACCTCGAGATTATCGACTATGTGATAGGCTATTTCAAGAGCCTGAACCGCAACTGCCCTACCAAGCTCAAGCCAGAAAGGAGGTGTGACACATGGGGAAGATAGGTTTTATGCAATACTTCGACAACGACGATGATGACAAAAAGCAGAAACGACCTGCCAAGGCCGCCGCGTCAGAGACTGAAGACGGTGCCTGGTTCCGAAAATACTTCACCGAAAATTATGCAACTCACGGCGAGCGGCGACGCGTCATACTCCGCTCTTCTCGTGAGATTGTCTACGCGCTGCGCAACACATACCCACTCACCGAAGAAGAGGTGACCGTCTACATGCAGCAGCTCGGCTACAGCGCCGTCACGATAGACGGCGAACCGCTCTGGCGGATATACGAACTTGAAGACATTGAGTTATAATTCTGATAAATACATTTTTTGTCCTCGCGGCGCGTTCTATGTGAATAGGGCGCGCCGCTTTTTGTGTCCTACGGCCAACACTATATTATATATAACTTTGTGGTGTACTAATCATCAAGGCTCTTTTTTATGCTATTAAATAGAATATTAATGTCTTACGGTTACGACAGCGTCGCCGCCCTTATGTCGAGCGTATTTCCTTCGACGAAATACGTTAGCATAGGACAGAGCGTCGCACTGTCGTCCGTTTTGGGCGTCATCTGCTCGGTGCTCGGCATCTGGCCGATACTCGCACTCGCTATGATCTTCTTGATGGTCATCGAGCTGGTGTCGGGAGTCACCGCAAGCCACAAGCGCATGGAGCACTTCGAGAGCTCCAAGTTCTCACGCTTCGTTCTGAAGCTGTTCATCTGGTTCTCGCTCTTCGTGTCATGCCAGATGTTCTCCTACTTCGCTGCACAGTACGGGCACAACACGCTGCAGTGGATGGTGGGCGCATGGTTCTTCGACGTGCTTACCGTCATACTGATGATGGCGTTCGTTGTTGAGCATACCACCTCGATACTCGAGAATATGGCGTGCATCGACGGCAAGGAGAAGAGTTACTACATCGACGTGGTGAAGCGCGTGGCAGCTACGGCTATAGACCGCATCACACACTCGCCCTCTCGCAGAAGTTAGTTTGTTGTTTTTTAAATAAGCTTTAATAAGTTAACTATTTCAATCGGTTATGATTCGTTTCAAGTGGCTCGCCATTTCCCTTGCGTTTCTAACAACCTTTGCTGTTGCCTTCGCTCTCGGTCGTTGCACCGGGGCGAAGGTTCCGGCAAGACTTCCTTCTCGCTACGATCCGCAGTACACCCTACCCGTTACCGTGGACACCAAATACGTGCCGACGCCAAGAGATACAGTTCGCATTGAAGTACCTGCAGAGGTAGACACTACAGCCATACTCGCAGAGTATTTTTCAAAACATATCTATCGCGACACACTGCGCGCCTCGGCTCCGGGCAAGCTCGGAGGCAGTGCTGAAGCGATTGTCGTCGACACCATTGCCCAAAACGTGATAGCAGGCCGATCAGTGCGCCTCACGTTCACACCGAATAGACTCGCGACGGCTAACTCCGTAGGCGTGCTATCCACGTTCGGGCTTAACCACATGGCGATCATGGCGGAGTACCGCTACGACCGCTGGGCGTTCTACGCTGGCTACAACTTCACCGAGCACGCTCCTCTCGCCGGCGTAGGCTACAGATTATTCCGTTGGTAACAGTTTCTTTCCATATATACCATAGCAAAATGCCTACACTTGCATCACTTCCTCTTCTAATTTTTTCACCCTCAGCCGACGATATCACCATCAAGGCTGAGGGTGATGTTGTGCTTACGACTACCATCACTGTCGACAATACCACCCTATTCGACTTCTCTTCCTCCTACGCTCCAGGTCCAGATGGCTGCGTCCACGTTGAGCGTCTATCTGAGCTCGTCAACACCGCTATACTCGCCAGCTTCAAGCCGTCTACCATGCTTACGCCTGGCTGCCGCTCGGCGTCGTGCGAACTGAATCTCACAGCCAACGGCGAGAGCAAGCAGGTTCATGCGCTCTATATGACGCGACTAATTACAGAGATTAAGCCTATGTTCGCCACGCTGCTGCGCCGCCGTCGCGTGGTTCCGGGTTCTCCGCAGCCGGTGAGCATACTCACGGCAGGCGCCAGCGGCCTGACACTGCAGGTGGGCGCTGCCTATAAGCTCGACAAAGGCGGCTTGGCATGGCGCGAGGTCACGATAGAGGTAGACTGCTCGAACGACTACTTCGTTTTCCTCGCCGACATCGACGAGGTGAAGCGAGTGACATCGGCTCCCATCGGCACGCTACTCTACTATACGATCGTACTTCTTAAAGACGGCAAGCAGGCAGACAAGATTTCTTTCGACATCGACAACAAAACGCGCCCTTCGCTTGCCACGCATTTCGTTTTTCTCAATTTGTTCGGCGTACCCGAGAGCTTCACGTTCCGCGGAAAAGATACCGAAGAGCAAGAGCTGGAGAGCGACTTCGGCTATGCCAACAACGAGTATATACAGCTCAATGCGCAGCTCGTTGAGAGTCACAAGGCTAACACGGGGTGGCTCAGACCAGCGGAGAAAGACGTTGTCTACGGGCTTATGGGCTCGCATTACTTGATGGTCTACGCCGATGGCACGCTGCGACGCGCTACAATCACAGAAGTAGACTCCTCAATCTCGCGTCCGACCAACGAGCCTGCAAACGTGTCAATAACATGGCGATATGCCGGCAGACGCCACATGCAGATGCCAGTCGTTACGCCAGACACCGGCAAGGGCGCCATCTTTGCTAAACCTCCTTTCGACAAAACCTTCGACTAATATGGCAGATACACAAAAGACAATGTACGCAAGCACGATGCTTGCAGACCTCGACATACGCACCGACCGCTTCGGTCGCCGGCGTATTTTCTCTATCAAGTTCACCACAAAAGACGGCAAGCTGCGCTTCATTCCTACCGCCTACGCAACGGGATGCAAGGGTATGGATATGAAGCGCCACCGCTTTCGCGGCATCCAGCCCTGCGACTGCAAGGGCAACCCGGAGCTGCACGTCTTTCCCGTGAAGATTACAAACATCATCGAATACAACTCACACATAATAGACTGGAGCAATGGATATTCTGTATAACAGCGAGGGCGTGCCGCTCATGATGAGCAGCGATACCGCCTTCTACGATACAAAGGTAGACCGCACCGCATCCGACGAGCGACGACGGGTACTTTTCCCTTACGACGACACACGTCACGACTACATCGTCGTAGGCGAGGAGCGTGTGCTGGCGTGGGGGCGCGACAACTTATTCCCCACCAAAGCGGCGGAGATAGTGCGCACGACCACGGTGCTCAACACCGGCTTGCGATTTCTACGCAACCTGACGATGGGTCAGGGCATCTTTGCCTGCCGCGTCAAGGGCTACAACGACAAGGGCGACGAGATTCTCGAGCCTATCGACGACAATAACATACAGCGCTTTGTGAGCTCGCGAATAGTGCGCAGATACATGGAGAAGACTCTGCGCGACTTTCTGAAGGTGGGTTGCTCGGCAGTGCAGCTCGTGCCTAACGCAGCCGGCAACAGCATCATCGGTCTCAACACTATCAACAGCGAACACTTCCGCTTTACGGAGCCGTCAGATGCACTCGGTTCGCAGAACTGCGTAGTCAGCGGATCATGGGATTTGTCGCCGTCGAGCTACACGGTGCTACCACTGCTCAACGACTACTCGCCGGAGAATCACGCTGAACTGTTGCGCTTCATGGGCAAGCTGAAGCAGGGCATGGTCTACCCGGTGCGCGACTCCTGGTCTAACGACGACATCTACGGCGAACCGATTTGGTGGCCAGCGTATGTTGCAGGCTGGGTTGATATCGCTCACCTCGTGCCGCAGTTCCTGAAGAAGGCGTACAAGAATCAGACCACATGGAAGTGGCACGTACAGATACCTTACTCGTATTGGGATAAGAAATTCCCTGCCGCCGACTTCAAAAACAATCCGGAGCTACGCAAGGCTGCTATCAACAAGTACATGGATGAGATCGAGCGCAACCTGCTCGGCGCGCAGAACGCAGAGAAGCCTATCTTCACGAACTACGCCGTGAACGAGATGAACGGTCGCATCGAGGAGGAGTGGAAGATCACTCCGCTCTCTAACAAATACTCGGCAGGCCAGGAGAACCTCGTCACGTCTGCAGCTGCCAACTCGGAGATACTCTTCGCACTCATGGTGAACCCTAACGTGCTGGGCGCTGGCATGCCGGGCGGCTCGTATGCAGGCAACCAGGGCGGCTCGAACATACGCGAAGCGTTCCTCGTAAACATAGCCAACTCGTGGATAGACCGCCAGAACCTGCTCGATCCTCTGCAACTGTACCTGCGGCTCAACGGCGTGCATGACGACGTGCAGCTGCGCTACCGCAACACTATACTGACCACGCTCGACACCGGAGCTGGCACATCACACCAATTATCTTAAAACTTTACGACTATGCTATTTTCTAAAGAAAAATGGGATAACGGCAAGCAGATTTCGCCTTTTGTGCCCGTATCCTCATCGCTGTCTTTTCAAAAGATGCAGGCGCCGCTCGACGGTGCGGAGCAGCAGTTTCTGCGTCCGCTCGTCGGCGACGCCATGACCGACCGCATCCAGTCCGTCTGCGACAACATGCCCGAGGGCGACGTGCTCGCTCCGCAACTGCTGCAGATAGCTCGACGCGCCGTCGCAAACCTCGCCTTCTGGCACGACTTCGACGCTCTCAACCTACGCATTACAGACCAAGGCTTCCAGCGTCAGGGTTCGGGCGACTGGCAGGGCGCATACAAGTACCAAGAGGACAATCTGCGCGCGACGTTCAAGAACCGCGGTTTTAACGCCCTCGACTTTCTGCTCGACTTCCTCGACGATCATCTCGACGTTTATCCCGAATACAAGCAGTCGAAGTGCTACACCGACCGCAGCTGCGCCATCGTGCGCTCTCCGCGTGAGGCGAACCAATTCGTGTTTATCAACTCGTCGCACATAGTGTTCATGCGCCTGCAGACAGAGTTCCGCACCGTAGAGGAGTATGACCTCTGCGCCATCCTCGGCGAAGATCTCTACAAGCGACTGCGCCGCTGGCTTGACGGCTCCGAAGAGTTCCCGGAGTGCATCTGCACGCTCAACCAGTTCCGCCTCGCCTGCGCCGACTACGTTGTCAAAAAGGCTGCTGCACGCCTGATGCGCCAGACGGGCACGCTCACCGAGCGCGGATTGTATTTCGAGGCTATCACAGCAGGTAGCTACGGCAATGAGACCATGTCGCAGGCTTCTGACAGACAGATAGGCGACCGCTGCGCTCTTGCAGAGGTTGACGCACATCGAGCCGAAGCCTCGCTCAAGGCATTCATTAAAAATTATATGGGCGATGTTGTCGGGTGGCAGACAAGCATCGGACCGCTGCGCGACAATGACGACAAAAACGCTTTCTTTACTATGTAGGCAAATATGAAGCATATCAAAGTGACATTCGGCAAGAAGGTATACGAGCATGATATACCGACGCGGTGGGATGAGCTCGACGCCGAGGGCTTGAAGCTGGCAGCGAGAATCTGGTCGGGCGCCGTGCCGCGCGATGTGCTCCTCGCGCAGTTCTTCGGCTTGCCCGATAAGGTGGTTGAGTCTATCGACGACTACCTGGTCTACTGCCTCATGCAGCTCACGACGTGGCTGCAACGCCTCGACGACGATGTTGACAACTTCAAGATAGAACAGCTGCCAGATACCGAATACCTATCACCAGGTCCGCGTCTGAGCGGCTGCACGCTTGAGCAGTTTATGATAGCCGACACCAACTTTCAGCGATATTCTATAAGCCAAGATGCAGATCATCTTACTTACTTCATCGCTTCGCTCTACAATGCGAAGGCGCGAAGCAACAATGACATGGAGAAGAAGATCGCAGCGGTGGAGCAGCTGCCTGAAGATGTGCGCCAAGCGGTATTCCTGAACTTTATTCTTATACGCCGATGGCTCTCGCGCTCGTACCCTCACCTCTTTCCGCCTGCGCAAGCTGATGACGAGGAAGAGGAGGAGACCGACAAACAGCCGAAAAAGCCTCGCCCTACAGACTGGCTCGCCATCTTCGACGCGTTCATGGGCGACGACGTTGCGTTCATCGACCGCTACAAGCGGCTTCCTGCTCTCGATGCTTTTCGACTTATGAACCGACGCATCAAACAATCAAGACAACCTCAATAACATCAAATGCTTATGACAATACAAACCGTTGCAAAATACCTCGAGCAGCTGTGCAGAGAGCACACGCTTGTAGGTCATTCAGACGATGCGCCGCATTTTGTAAACCTCAACGACGACAAGCGCAACACCGCCCTTGCCGACGAGCTGCTCTACCCTGCCGTATATTTCGAGGCTACAGATTTTCAACTAACCGCTTCTTCGACCTCCGTGTCGCGCATCTACACGTGCCACCTTGAAGTATTCACGCATGTCGCGGACACGGGCGACTACGCAGAGGTGGAGCAGGCTCTGTCCTTAACGGCGCAGATTATAACAGATATCTTTGTACGTATGATGCACGACCGCGCAGTTCGAAAGCCTGAGAACAAGTGGCTGCTGTTCCTCGAGCTTGACGCTCCGGTCAAAGTCATTCCGCTACAGAACGAGCAGAACGCGCTGTACGGCTGCATGGCAGAGTTCCAGGTTCCGCTACCAGACTGCATCATAAACAGTTTAAACAATTTCAAACAAATAGAGCATGGCTAAGAATTACGATACACTTAAAACGCAAGCCGAAACAATCCGGACAAATGTGCTTCCGGAGTCAAACACGGCAGGTCTCGTCGGTCAGATGTTCAAGGACCTCGTTGAGCGAGTCGAGTCTACCGACACTACCATCACCGAGAGCGCAAGGTCAGCAGCCGCTGCAGCCGAAGCTGCCGCTGGTACGGCGAGCACGGCTATAAACGCCGCTAACGAAGCCAAAAACGCTTCAAAGTCGGCTTTAGACGCAGCAAACACAGCGGCTGAGAATTCGTCGTCAGCACTGCAGAAAGCCAACGCTGCGAATAGTACGTCACAAAAAGTAAAAAACGACCTCGAGGCACTTGTTGGCAATATAGGCTCACCCGAAGGCCTCACACCTCTCAACGAGTCTGGCTATGTCGATGAGGGGTTCATCGCACCTAACGCCTTCACAGCCGTGCCTTTCAAAGAGATGGTGACGGGCGTCAGCACAGAGAGCGTGTCGTTGGATAAATTTTCAACAGACGACGGCTGCTACGTTGTTTTCGATTCCGCAAACAAGCGTTTCCTGCTATACGTCGCAGCAGACAGCAGTTCGCTGATCTCTGTTGCGAAATACTACACGAACTGGCGAGACCGCCGCATATATTATGATGACAACGGTATTAGTCGCCGCAAGCTGTTCCTGGAGCAGTCGAGCGGCAAGGTGTACTACTTCGACGGCACAGACCTGACGCCCATCGACGCGAGGCTGCAACTGGGCAAAACCTCGAAGGATGCCTACCCCGGCGCAGAGGGCAAGAAGCTGGAGCAGCGTATCGGCGCAGCAGAGAGTGCTATCGCGAGGCTTAAGATACCTAAACTCGTAACGATGACGGAGGCTGACTATGCGCAGTTGGAGGAGAAAGACGAGAATACCTATTACATGCTGACGGAGGAGTAGAACAATGATCATCATTAACGGCAAAATAATCTCCGCTATCCGCTACGGCGAGATAGCTCTAAGCGCAGTCTATAAAGGCGCGACGCTTGTGTGGCAGGCGGTGCGCAGCTGCTTCGGCTCGGGCAAATGGATAGCGAACAAGCCTTGGCTCGGCAAAGAGGGTTGGCGCTACGGCAAGTAATTACGCACAAACAATATATTTTTATGGCACAAATTATCAACACACCTATACCTGACGCCAAAACGCCGTGGGAGAACTACAGCGGCGAGCAGGTAGAGAAATTCCTGAAAGAGCAGCTGGCTGCGCTTGGCAGCAGAATAGATGGCGTAGACCTTGCCAAAGGTTCGTATCTCGCCCTGCTGAACGTTGACGAAGCGTCGAGCATGGCGTCAGTCGGCATCTTCGCAAACTCATCGACATACTCGGACTGGTCGAAGGATAAGGAGGGTAAGGCAGACCTGCTGCTGTCAAGCGTCGAAATACCGATGGGTAGCGGCGGTGGTAGCGGCGAGGCATCCTACATCGTGAAACTCGTGAACAGTGGTCAGCGTACCATTACGGCTACAAAGAAGAGTGACCTCGTAGCGAAGATACGCTTCACATCTCAGCTCTACGACCCTTCCGACAAGAGTTTGCAGGACACGAATGAGGATGCGGTTCTGCAGATCGAGACGAAACTGGCTACAGCTTCGGAGTGGAAAGTGGTAGGCACGCTTACAATCGTGTCGCAGCCAGCAGCCGACACAGAGACCTACACAACCATCGACCTCTCACCTTATTGCGTAGACGGCACGCAGTCGGTGCGCATGATAGCGACCGGCAATACATCGGGCAAGAAAACTCCTTATGTCAACATCACCGTCACGCTCACTAACATTCAGATTGAGTATTCTGCCAAGTGGGAGAACCAGTTCGTGTATAAGGCGGTAGCTCCTACTATCACCATTCCAGTACGCGTATCGGGCAGCATCGACAAGACGCTGCACATGAAGGTGATGTCGCAGAACAAGAAGTACACTAAGGAGTACGACTACGCCCTTGGCAAGGTGGTGTTCTCGGAGACTCCCTACAACGCTGTCATTGACCATCCGCAGGAGCACGGCATCTTCACTATCGAGACATGGGTGACTTCGGGCGATACCGTGAAGACAGAGGCGGTGACGCTGAACATTATGTGTTCGATGCCTGGCAACACGACGCCGCTGCTTGTGCTCAACGACATCGCGAACCCTATCCAGAACTGGAGCAATGTCACCGCTTTCTCGTATGCTATCTATAACCCCCAGGAGGACAGCACCGACATCAGCTTTGTGCTCACAAACCTCGAAAGCGAGGTGGTGATATACAGCGAGCAGGTATTGGGCGTGAAAAACAACGAGGCTGCGCAGCTCATCTTCGACCTCGAAATTGAGACTGTTGACAACAACAATTTCCCAGCCTCGATGTCATTTTCATCGGGCAATATCGTGCTGCGCGAGCCGTGGCGCGTGGTTATCGACAACAGCGAGAACTTCGCACCGACATCTGGAGCTGACTTCTATCTCAATCCGCGCACTCGCAACAACAGCGAGAAGACTCCTGGCACCATCGTCAATCAGTCGAACGGCGAGCAGGTTGATGCTAAGTTTGAGGGCTTCAGCTACATCAGTGACGGCTGGGTGGTAGACAAGGAGACCAATTCACGATGTCTCCGCGTGCTTGATGGCGCAAAGGTGGCTATCGACTATGATGCTTACTCTGACGATACACCAGCGCAGGGCCTTACTATCGAGCTTGACTTCGCTACACGTAACGTGACTGACGAGAGCGGCATACTCCTGCAGATGGGTACAAAGTCTACGGTTGACGACTACCTCGTAGGTCTTTGGGTCAAGGCGCAGGAGAGCTGCTTTATGACAGCACAGAAGCGTGTTGACGGCTCGCAGAACTGGATATATCAGAAAGACAAGCGTACTCATGTGGCAGTGAACATCGTGCCGAACCTCTACAATCAAGGCACGAACTATGTACGAATCTTCATCAACGGCATCATCAGCCGTGAGTTCACGTATGCTAACAACGACAAGTTCTGGCAGGCTGTGGACGGCATCAAACGCACCGGTGGCATTGTCATCGCTCCGCAGGGCGCTGACCTGGACGTGTATGCGCTGCGTGTATACAAGCGCTCACTCTCGGCTACCGACGTTCGACAGAATTACCTTGCATCCTTCCCGACCGTTGCTGAGAAGAAGGCTTTTAAGGCGAAGAACGACATCCTCGGCGAGAATGGTCTTATCTCTTACGCAAAAGCCTACGAGAAGTATAACACGCTCTTGTATAAGGGCAAGATTCCTTCACTGAAGGAGCCGACCGCTACGGTAGGCGATGTGGTGGTGCATAAGGTTGGCGACCCACGACACTCAGGTACGCTGCATAACATAACACGCAAGGGCCAAGGTTCTACATCGAAGAAGTATTGGGCTTGGAATATTCAGAGCGACTTCAAGCGTGACGATGCTAAGTGGGTTGACGAGACTGGCGTAGACCACGGCAAGTGCTATCAGAACGCCGACGGTCTGCCTATGGCTGTGAAGCTCGTAGACAAGCGCAACTGGGCATCTTCGCCTCAGAGTCACAAGATGGGCGCTACAAGAATGTACAACGACCTCTATTATAAGGTGGTGGGTAAAAACGAGTTCAACGAGACTGAAGGCATGGAGAACTGCCGCGTAGCTGTGTACGAAGACCCCTTCCTTGTTTTCAATCAGGAGTCAGAAGGCTCTGAGCCAGTATTCGTTGGCATGGGCACGTTCGGCTCCGGCAAGGGAGACAAGCCTACGTTCGGCTACGATGCAGAGAAGACTCCGAACTTCTTGATGATTGAGGGTTCTGATAATAACCCCCGACTCACAAAGCATCAGATTCCTTGGATTGAGGGCGACGTTAACTACGACGAAGAAGAAGAGGGTTACGTTTACGCCGGCACTACATCATGGGATTACGATCTGGGCAACCTTACAACTATTTCGCGCTACATTGAGGCGTTCAACTTTGTGTATCTGCACAGTAATCGCATCAAGCCTTTCAACGGCACATATACTCAGCTGAAGGAGGCGAAAGACCTTGACATAAGCTACTGCTACTGGGCGACAAAGGCAGAGAGCGGCTCGGCACGCTACGACATGTACTTCTACGACGAGATACTGAAGACGTGGGTTCCGGGCGGCACATCGAAGAATCTCGACGGCTCGCACGCGACACTGAACCTGAAAACGCAGATGGCTGACTACCTGCCCAGCGACTTCGCATCTCACGAGACATACATCGAATGGGATAAGGTGAACGAGGATTTTATCACAGCACGCAAGAAAGAGTTTGGCGCAAAAATTACGAACTACTTCCACAAGCGTGATATTCTGTTCTTCATGTGCCTCATGAAGCTTATTGCAGCTTGTGATAATAGAGCTAAGAACACTTACTTCAGAGTGCTCAACAACACTTCACTTATCCGCGCCGTGCAAGACGACCTCGACTCTATCCTTCCCGTAGATAACCAGGGCAAACTCACAAAACCATACTGGGTAGAGGAGCATGACTTCGACGAATCTTTAGGCAAGAACTATTGGAACGGCGAGGATAACGTACTGTACAACATGATGGAGGCTTGCTTTGCTACAGAGCTGCGCTCAATGATGAAGGAAATACTCGACGCGATGGCGGAGCTTGGCGGCGGTACCGTAGACGGCTTTTGGGAAAAATACTTCTTCAGCACGAACCAGTATTTTCCGGCAGTAGCTTATAACGAGATGGCACGTGTCGGCTACGAATACGCTCATTACCAGATGCAGATAGGCAACTACAACAACGATACCGACCCAATTACGCAGTCGCTCGGCTCGCAGGAAGAGGGCGAACGTCAGTGGTGTAAGGACCGTACTATCTACATGAGTAGCTATGCTAAATACGGCGAGTTCAACCCCCAGAACCCTTCTGGCGGCAACATCAACTATCGCTCAACAGAGCAGATGACCGTGAATTTTGACCTCACAATGGCAATGTGGCTGTACCCGGTAGTCACGATCGGTCAGTCTACAATCTTTGACGGTCAGCGCGTGAAGGCTGGCGACAAGATAAAGGCTACTGGCGTAACGGACTCTAACACGCAGAACATCGTGTGCGGTGTGAACTACATGAGCGATATTGGCACGTGGTACGACAAACCTGCTAACGAGACTTTCGCGTTCAACGGCAAGCGCATACGCAGCCTTATTGCAGGTAGCGATACAAAGAGCGACATTCACCTCAAGGCTACGAGTGTGGGTATCACTCCGCTTGCTGCGCTGCGCACGCTCGATGTGCATAACCTCGCGACGCTGACGGGTACGCTTGACGCATCGAAGAACTCGCGACTGGTGAGCATTGACGCGCGAGGCACTAAGTTAACTGACATATCTCTACCAGCCCAGGAGTTCCTGAAGACGGTGAAGCTGCCGGCTACTATGACCGACCTGCACCTTGACGGTCAGCGAGGCTTGGCGATGCTGACGCTTGAAGGCTATGCAAACCTTCAGAACGTGTACCTCAATCAGGCTACGTGTCCGAAGATTGACGCTCTCACACTCATCGAGCAGATGTATGAGAGCACGCAGATAGCTTCTGTGACCATTCTCGGTGTTGACTGGCAGGACGTGTCGGTTGAGACGCTGACATGGCTCCTCGACAAGCAGGCCAAGCTGACTGGCAGCATCACGCTTTCTGAAAATGTCACAGTGGATGCCACACTCAAAATGCGCATGGTGGGCATGTGGGGCAACGTGGACGACGACAACAATGCGCTGCGTGTGACATACACAAAGAACGAAATCATCAGCGCTTCGCTGACTGGCGTGTCGTACTATCCTATCGAGGGCCGCTACACGCTTAAGCTTGCGGTAGCACCGAAAAACGGCAACGACATCGTGCTGACATCGTGGGCTATGACAGAGAGTAGGTTCGCTACAATTGATCCGAAGACTGGCGTTATTACGGTGACGAAGCAGGGTAGCAAGGAGGATGATGACAAGGCTACTGTGACGGTCACACTGCAGCTGTCGAGCGGCAAGGTGATTGAGACCACGCGAGAGGTCTACTTCTATGCTTACGATGCGAAGCTGGGAGACTACATATTCGCTAACGGCACGTACGGCAGTGAAGTAGGCCTCACCGACTCGACACCTATCGGCATCATCTTCTATATCGACCCGACACGCACATGGGCTATCGCCGTAGCGCTTAAGGACTATGGTAGCAGGGTTTGGGGCTTGTACAACAATGCTGGCGACAAGAACAATGGTATGGCTGGCATCAGGCTGGAGAGCAACGCCGTGTACAACGTGTACGACCTGCCGCTCATACAGAATATCTTGCAGAGCTACACTGTCAATGATGCGAATATGCGCGACGAGGCGAATACTGCCAACGACGGCTTTAAGGCATACAAAGACCTTAACACCATCAGCGATATTGGTTTCGATGAGATTACCGATGTGATGTGGAATACGAGCGTCGGTCATACCATCCTCGGCGATTACCTCGGCAAGGCTGGTCTGCGAGTCGGCGACAAGGTGGCGCGCGGTCAGCTGCACACGCTGAAAATAATAGCACATCGCGACTATATCCTTCAGGATGCTAACGTCAACTTGCCGATACCTAAACGTACCGACTCGCAGACAATGGCGGAGAATCTCGCAAGCTGCATATCGGCAGTGCAAGCTTCACACGCCAACGCCTCGAAGTATCAGCAGTATTACTATCCTGCTGCGAGCTATTGTTACGCCTATGTGCCTGAGACTGACAAGCCTGATGAAGTAGTAGCCGAGCAGTTCGGCGAAGGCCGCTGGTCATTAGCATCAATCGGCGAACTTTCGCGCTGCACGTGGTATCACCTTAAGGGCTATGTTGTAGGGGCCAACCACAACATCTTCGCAAAGGGTGTTGCAGACCTGCGTTTTGTAAAATTTAACAGTTCTATGCAGTGGTCGTCTTCAGAGTATACGGAGACGTACGCATGGAATCAGCAGCCGTCCAGCGGTCAGGCCAGCTACGGCATCGGTAAGGCCTATGGTTGTCAGGTGCGTCCGGTCGTCGCATTCAAACTTTAACATTTTGGGCGGGGCGGCTTTTCCGCCGCTCCGCCGTTAACAAACACACATTGCAAGCCGTCATTTTGACGGAGTAACATTAATATGAAAGCGAGTCAATCTTCAATTTATCGCAAGTTAGAGAAGCTGCTTGGCTGCCTGATGCAAGTGTCGGAGCGTATTCCGAAGCACGCAGCAGGTCTGCAAACAGTCGCGGCAAGGTGCATTAACGAAACCATCGACGCATTGTCGGTCTGCGAGTACGCTCTCAATACAAGCGACATTAGTCAACGAGTAGAGTATATTGCAGCTCTCATCCATTCCATGACCATCATCAAGACGATCGTACGTCAGTTGCATGAGTACAGCAAGAAGGAGAGTGTGAGCATGATAAACACACCTGAGGGTGCGAAGACAGTGAAGCAGCCTCGGTACGGCAGAATTATCAGCAATAGTCAATACCCGATGTTCTTGCGTGATTTTGACGAATTAGCAAGACGAACCGGTGCGTGGTACAAGTCGTCGCTGGCCATGCGTAGTTCGCAAGAGGTTGATATGTTTGGCTAATGATTGGTGGTTATGATTACGATTATAGCAGCTAATAAAACCTCTTTAAAATTGAATGGATGCGCCACAAGTGGACTTGGCAGTCCGCTCGTTAAGAACAAGGTAGTGCGCATAATGACGTCGTCTTCAGAGTATACGGAGACGAACGCATGGAATCAGCAGCCGTCCAGCGGTCAGACCAACAACAACAATAAGGCCAATGGTTATCAGGTGCGTCCGGTCGTCGCATTAAGTGAGGAGAGGGTAAAGGGTTGGGTAGAAGCTTTCAACCAATGCTGTTCTAATAAAATGACGAGCGAACAATGTGTGCTTTATAGACTGCATGATACAGACCTGCTCAGGCTTATGGAGGAGTGCGAGAGCTATAGCTACACGCCGAGCACAAGCATCTGTTTCTGCGTGACGCGCCCGAAGTTGCGAGAGATATTCGCGGCGAACTTCCGCGACCGCATCGTGCAACATTGGATATGTATGCGTATTGAACCGTTGTTCGAGCGGCGGTATGCTGCTATGGGTGACGTTACCTGGAACTGTCGCAAGGGCAAGGGCGTGAGGCTGGCGGTGAACGCTTTAAGGCGCGACATTTTAGATGTTTCATGCAACTACACACGCAGGGCTTACGTAGGGCGATTCGATGTCGCGGCGTTTTTCATGAATATCGACATTCGCATCTTAGAGCGTCTGGCGGTGACTTTCGTGCGCAAGTATTACCACGAACCCGACGTAGACCTGCTCGTTTATCTGCTGACGGTCACTATCAGACACAGACCGCAGAACAACTGCACAAAGCGCGGAGACCCGAGATTGTGGGCCATGCTGCCTGCAGGCAAGACACTATTCCTACAGCCGGACTACCGAGGTATGCCCATCGGCAACATCACTTCGCAACTTCTCGCTGGCTTTTACATGTCGTTCCTCGACGAATACATGGTAGGCTTATGCAAGAGTGTAGATGCGAGATACGAACGGTTCGTCGATGATTTCGCAGTTGTCTGCTGGCGAAAAGCAGATGTACTGATGCTGCGCGACAAGGCAGGTGCATTTCTTCAGCGAAAACTGAACCTGCAGCTGCATCACGACAAACAGTATATCCAGGACGTGACGCACGGCGTGTATTTCGTCGGTTCTGTCATTAAAATGGAGAGGGTGTATATCTCTAACCGCACCGTAGCCGGCTTCATCGAGAAGCTGAAAGAACTTGACGCATATCTCGCAGGCATCAAGCGGTTCGGCGTTGACGAAGCCTATGTGCTTGATCATTACTTGATGTCGCTAAACAGCTACATGGGCTTCTTTATCGACAAGGCTACGTACGCGTTGCGCCGTCGAGCGGTTAAACGATATTGCCCACGCCTTTTTGATTATTACGTAGTCAAAGGGCATTTCGAAGTGTTTAAAGTCAAAAGCAAATATTCTATTTCAAATCTATTGTTAATACAAGATGTGTATGGTTAATTTTAATGAGCGTGAGGACATCACTTTGCAGAATGACCTCGGCAGAACAAAGGTGTCGGTCGTTGTCGGCAACGGCTACGACGAGAGTGTTGAACTCGAAACTGGTGTGTGGAACTACGGCGCGATAGTCAATGCGCTTGTGCGCTTCAAGTATCCGGCTGACGCTGCAGAGGCTATAGCCTTCAACAGCCTTATGCTAATGCAGAACCCTGCGGCGTTGAGCGAGGAGGCAAGCGAGAAGCTGACAGAGCTTGACGAGCTGCAGGCCTGGCGCGAGAAGTGCAAGGCGAGGGCCAAGGAGCTGCTGGCGATGGGCGAGAAGATGGGACTGGAGGTGACGACGTGACGAAGCTCAAGAAATGGGTACCGATACAACAGCTCCCGGATGGCTCGTGGCGTCTGTTCATCAAGATGGTACATATCGACTACGACTTTTTCGAGAAGACCGACATGTATCACCAGGTAGACTACTTTCACAAACCAACGCTCGATGATATCAAACGCACGTGTCACCGAATAGCAATGAGCTATCTCGGAGAAATCAACTACGATCCGAACACATTCGACTTCTCGCCGTATATGATTTATTGACAATATTTATTTTCAAATCACAAAATTGTTATGTATGCGTAAAATAGATCTTATTATTGTTCACTGCTCGGCGACGCCCGAGGGCAAGGATTTTACTGTTGCCGACATCGACGCATGGCATCGACGTCGACACTTCAACGGCATCGGGTATCACTATGTCGTGTATCGTGACGGCACTGTACACGAAGGTCGGCCGGTTGCCAAGGTCGGCGCCCATTGTGCAGGCCATAATGCCAACAGCATCGGTGTGTGCTATATCGGCGGTGTCGATGACAAACAGCAGCCAAAGGATACACGCACGCCCGCTCAGCGCGACGCTCTTGTCAATCTGCTCATGCGTCTAAAGCGTCAGTATCCTGCCGCCGTCATACGTGGTCATCGTGACTTCTCAACGAAGGCGTGCCCGTCGTTCGACGCTACATCGGAGTACTCTGACATTTCTAAAATGTGATGTTTATGACAAAGTTCGACAGCAGCAATGCTTCAATAATGTCCGCAAACGAGTTTAATCAACGCGTGAAAGATTGGGGCGAGACCGTCCGTTCTCGCTCGCTCGGTACGCTTGTTGCGGAGACTAATGTGTATAGCGGCGAACTTCGGTCTCGACTGAAGTCTGCCACTAATACGGCGCGCGACGATGGCTTGGCTCACGCCGTAGCCTTCAAGTTTGTCCGCTACGGCGTATTCGTCGCCTACGGCGTAGGTAACGGTTACATCAGACTCAATGGCAGAGTTGTGCGCGGTTCGCACAATCCGAACCGTCACGTTCCTCCAGGTCCGATTCGCCGAAGACCGGTAGATTGGCTTGACAAGAACGTCGAACAGCAGATGCAGGGCCTTGCAGACATCGCCGCCGAATACTATGGCGACCGAGCAGCCAAAGACGTGCTCGAACAAATAGACCGCGTGACAATTGTCAAAAAACAGCATTAAAAAAGGCAGGGAGCTTGATTGTTTAGCTCTCTGCCTTTTTTAATGCTGCAGACCTTACCAACTGTGATTTTTTTGCAGATATTCTTTTGTTTTACCTGTAAACACCCATTTATTATCATCGTTGAGTATAAGGTCTTTTTCTTTCATTTTCTTACGTAACTCGGGGTCGTGTACGTCGTTTTTACAATATCGTGGCACCCATCGCCAATCACGGTACACCATATCCCGTTTCTTCATTTCCTGACATAGGAGTAGCGGGTAGCCGATGCTCAAGGCTTCCTTAAATTCGGGATATTTTCTGCCAAGGTCGTCATCACACATTTTATTAACTGCCTTGCCTGTGCTTCTCACGAGAAAAACAATTAGCAACACAACTACTAAAATCATGGCTTGTGTCTGAGTTAGATGATACATAATTGTCGTTTATAGGGTTATTTGTATTTGCAGTAAAGTTAATATTTTTTTTCGATATATGCAAGTTTTTGCATGCTTTAATTTGCGTCCTTTGCCAAGATGTTTTTATAGTCTATTTTTGTACCCGTTAATATTGTTTTTATGGCTAAAACTTATAATCGCACAGTCAAAGTTTTTATTGACGGCACAGAGGTAGAGGGTACTATCCCTGTTATCCAGAAGCGCATCCGTGAACTTACACGCGATGTCAAGAAGATGACTATCGGCACCAAAGAGTATAATGATAAAGTCAAAGAGATTGCACAACTCAATTCTATCCTTGCTGAGCACAAGCGTGCCGTGCGCGGTGTCGTTGAGGAGTCGCAGTCGTTAGGCAAGCAACTCGGCAGTATAGCAGACTTCTTTAACAAATGGTATTACTCACTTCAGACGGGCCTTGACGCATTGGGCGGTGTTACCACCACTATTCGCAAATGCGTGAATGACTATGCCGAGATGGAGGAGGCGATGGCAGATGTGCGCAAATATACAGGTCAGACGGCAGAGCAGGTGCACGAGATGAACGAGGACTTCAAACGTATGGATACTCGCACCTCGCGCGAGCAGCTCAATGCCCTTGCTGGTGCTGCCGGTCGTCTCGGCATTACCAACAAAAAGATGATTGAGGAGTTTGTCGATGGAGCCGATAAAATTAATGTGGCGCTTGGCGATGACCTCGGCGAAGGTGCAGTTGACAAGATTGGCAAGCTCGCCCACATGTTCGGCGAGGACGAGAAGAAGGGCTTGCGTGGGGCGATGCTTGCCACGGGTTCCGCTGTCAATGACCTCGCCCAGGCTTCGTCGGCCAATGCCGGATATATAGTAGACTTCACTGCGGATCTTTCGGGTGTTGGCGTCCAGGCAGGCTTGACGCAAGCACAGATTATGGGCCTTGCATCGGCGTTAAGCCAGAATATGCAAGAGGAAGCAACTGCTTCCACCGTGTTCTCCCAACTCATCACTAAGATGTATCAGGAGCCTGCACGTTTTGCTGCACTTGCAAGCGAAGATGTCAAGGAGTTCACAAAGTTGCTGAAGACAAATGCTAACGAGGCTCTTTTGAAATTCCTATCGAGCATGCAGGCTGCTGGCGGCTTCGACAAGATGGCTCCATTGTTTACAGAAATGAATCTTGATGGTACTCGTGCTGTCAATGTATTGGCTTCTGTCGCCTCCCATCTCGACCAGGTTAAAGAGGCGCAGAAGGTGGCGTTCAATGCGTACAACGAAGGTACAAGCGTGATTGAGGAGTTTAATGTGCAGAACAATACTGTACTGGCGGATATAGAAAAAGCTAAGAAGCAGTTTCTTGATCTTAGTGTAGACCTTGGTGAAAAGCTGTTGCCTCTTGTTCGGCATAGCATCACGGCAGGCTCTCTGCTTGTCAAGACTATCAAGCTGATATACGAGGTTGGAGAGTTTCTTGTGAAGCATGCTGGAGCCATTGCTACAGTGGCTGCATCTCTTTTGTTGTATAATGGCGTACTTACTGTTACCATTTTAAAGACTAAGCTCTACAATGCTTACCTTAAGGTTGCCATAGCTCTTGATACTGCATATAGAGCAACTATGACGCTCACACGTTCGGCAATGGTAGCTCTACATGCCGTATGGGCTTTGCTAACCAGAGGCGTGCAAGGCTACATCGTTGTAATGCGTGCTGCTCGTCTGGCGAGCCTAACAAACCCATGGACAGCTCTCGCGACGGTGCTTTCAGTTGTGGGCGTCGCCATATACTCTGCCACAAAAGCTTGGCAAGCGCACAAACAAGCCATACACGACAACCTTCAGGAGGTCAAAGAGGCTAACGCTATTAAAAAGCAGCAAGCCGAAATTGACAAGAGGGTAGCTGAGAGCCATATTGAGGAGAAGACACGCATTGCGCAGCTTAACAAAATTATCCATTCTAACGCTTTTTCCATTAATGAACGCAGGGCTGCCATCGCTGCTTTGCAGAGAATCGTGCCTTCGTATCATGCTGAAATATCAAATGAGGGCAAGCTTTACAACGACAACATAAAGACCGTCAAAGAATATATCAAACAGCTCGACAAGCTTGCCATGGCGCAGGCTATCAACGAGCAGAAAGTTGATATAGCACGCGAAGAACTTGCCCTCAAGCAAAAAGAGCAGAAGATACGTTTTTCTATTAAATCTGTTAATGCAGAAATAGAGGCTCATCCAGATCTTTACAGATCTCACGATTATCATTTAGGCGGCGGCACAAAAAGGGTTGTATCTAAAGCACTGGCTAAGAAAGAGCAGGAGCGAAGCATTCACGAAGGCCGTTTAAATGCGAACCTGAGACAACAGAGAGTTCTCGCCGCACGAAAGAGGGCCTTAGATAAGACTGTTAATAGCGACAAAGAACTGCGAGGTGCGCTTGCAAGCATAGTCACAGATAACGGTTCTGAATCTTCAGGCAACAACAATGACAACAAACCAGGCCATTACGTCTCGTCATCGCACGAAAGCACCAAGCCTGACCCTGAAGTCGAACGCCAAAAGCTCGTTCAGAAAAAACTCGACTCCATCACTGTAGAGTACGAGAACAAACGCACACAGGCCAAGCAAGCTTACCTCGACGGTTCTATTGCCACACAAGAAGACTATAACCGTAAGGTTGAAGACCTTGAGCTCGAAGAGCTTAACAAAAAACTTGAGGTCGCTGGTCTTGAGCCGAAGAAGCGTGCCGAGATAGAAAAGAAGATTCTTGACTACAAGGTGAAACTTTACGACCAACTCCACGAAATTGAGCAGTCATTCGGTGATACCGAGGCGGAGCAGCTCGCCCATGAGCTCGACACTATTAAGCAAAAGTACGACCAAGACCTCGCGATACTTGAGAATCTTCATGACAAGAAGATTATCAGCGAGGAGGTTTACCAGGCAGACCTTAAGAAGCTTAAAGAGCGGTTTACGGCAGAAACTGACAAAGCCAACAAGGAGTCGAGCAGCAGGCTCATCAGTGATGCGAAGGCAACATTTGACGAGCTTATGGAGAGTCAACGCAAGACCAATATTAAAGCAGGCTATCTCGACGAGCAGAGTCAAGAGGATAGATCAAAGGCTTGGCAAGGGTACCTTCAGAAACTCCTCGATGGCACAAAACTTACTGCCGAACAGCGCCAGGCTATTCAGCAGGAGATAGACAACGCAGAGCTCGAGCAAACAGAAGCCTCCCTTAAACGCAAGCAAGAGCTTACGCAAAAATACAATGACATCATCTGTGAGGCTATCGTATCTGCAGGCCAGCAGCTCGGAGAGCAGATGAGCAAAGTTCTTCAAGGCGAGAGAGCTCAATTTAAAGATTTTCTGCGTGGTATTCTGTCTTTAATCATTGATGCGCTGGAGAAAACCATTCTTGCGGCACGTGCGGCTTCCATAGCCAAGAATGTCAGTACCCTTGGACCTGCGGGTCTTGCTAAGGCTGCTGTCGAGACGGCGCTTATCACGGCTGCTTTTGAGATGGCTAAAGCAGCCGTTGGTAGCTTCGACACCGGCGGCTTTACTCCTGCCGGTCCATGGGATAAGCCACAAGGCATTGTGCATTCCAACGAGTTTGTAGCGAACCGATTTGCCACAGCAAATCCAAATGTTCTGCCAGTGCTCAACCTCATCAATGAGGCGCAGCGCTCTGGCAGCGTGTCGCGTCTATCGTCTGAAGATATCGCCGCCGTGGTGCCAGGTTCTTCGCAGTTCGCACCTCGTAGAGCAGTTGCCGGTCCAAAAGTTGCTACTGCTACAGCGGCGCCTGATACGTCTGCCGTCACAACGGTTCTCTCTCGCGTCGTACGCTCACTTAATAATATCGACAAGCGATTCTCTGCTCCCATTGTCGCCGAGACCTATGCTACGGGCAAGCATGGCACAATAGAAGCAGAGCGCTTGGTGAATAAAATGAAGTCTAACGTTAGCAGACAAAGAAAATGATAAAGCTATTTATTGACGACAGCGAGGTTCACCTCGCTGCTGACATATCCTTGGAGTTCTACGACCGCAACCCCTTCTTCACCTCCGAAGGCCAACACACCCTCGACATCGACATATCACTCGATGATCCTCGAAATGCGGTCATATATAATGCTATCCATCGCATTGATATTGCAAAGCATCCACAGAACCGCTCAGCGATACTATACTGTGAGAAGGGTGTTATCATCAAGGGTACAGAGATAATTCTTGAGATAAGCGACCGCAATGTAAAAATACAGATCGCAGCCGGTAACTCAGAACTAAATTTTCTCGCTGGCAGCGACAAATACATCCGTGACCTCGACCTTGGCGGTATTGACGAGCTGAGCGAATCTATCGCTCAAGAATCTCTGTATGCTTCATACCCGACATTCGACTTCGTTTGTTGCCCCGTCGTCGCTAAAGCTAAGCTCTTCGGTCAAGGCGTCAATGAGCTCGCAGCCAGCTCCGAGGTTTATAACGAAATCAACGAGACCGAGGGCGCGACCTCAGTTACTATTAAAAAAGGCACTACGCTATGCCCACAGCCTTATCTTGCCGCTATTGTTCGACGCGTCATTACCGCCCTCGGGTACAATATCGCCAGCAATATCCTCGGCTCGCACAAGGAGCTGAGCAAGCTCATCTTTGTGCATGGCTACAAGACTCTAAAGTACAGCGAGATGGTCGAGAACTGGAAGGTGTCGGACTTTATTTCAGAGGTCGAGAAGCTGTGCGGCGTGAGGTTTCTTGTTGACAATAATACTAAAAATGTAGAAATTCAAACGTTGCGCAGCTATTATAGCGCTACGGCTGTTGAGATCGTCAATAGTGCCGGTATTGTCGGTAGTGTTGATAAAAAATACGACCAAGACCCACCAGACGGCGTCACTTACCACAACGTGAGCTACAAGTTCCCAAACACTCCCATCTATAAGCGCTATGCTCTTGACGCTGACTTCGCGCAAAAGATAGAGTACGTCAAATGCCCTCACAAACAAGCAAAATACGACATGTACTATTTCGAACTTTGGGATGTTTGGTCGCACATCTTAGGCGGTGATCCGGAGTTCGACAAGCGCGGTGCTCCGCCGCAGAAAGTCGTGGATTCATACCATTCAATGACGGCATATTATAATAGAGGCTTCTTCCTAAATGGTACAGACACTTCTAACATACAAGCGGTAGATTTCGAATTTCCCTTCGCTGTTTGGTCGGTGGATTCTGATTTTACAAATTTGGCGATGATTAACCAGTTCGGGCCGCGCGTCGATGAGTCCAATACAGATAAAACCGAACTTAAAATAGTTCCTATCGAAAATGTATTTTCGCAGTTGCGTAACTACTACAGCTACCCGATGCCGATTGTAGAGAATGGTGACGGCGATGTGGGTACTGTTGTCGACGAAAATGAGGGCAAGGGTGTTGCTGAGCGCTTGTTTAGCGACACTTCTGAAGCGTCAGCTAAAGACAACATGTACGTGGGCTTTTACATGGGGGTTAGCAAATTTGAGGTTATAGGCGAGATTCGCGACAACCATTATCCAGTCGTGCCCGTCACTATTAACAGCCGCTTGCAGGTTCGCACCAGACGTGATGCCGCTCATTCATACCCCTTTTGGGAGCATCAGACCGTGCGTATTGTCAAAGCTGACGGCAACTACGACCTCTCCATAAATTCGAGTACCGGCATGTATAATACATACTGGTCTACAAATGTCGATGTTGACCTGACGACGGTTTACACTATACGCTTCCGCACTGTGCAGCGTCGTGATGTGCGCCGCATATTCAATATCGCAAACCAAAAGTTCTACTGTCAACAGCTCAAATATGAGGTCGTTGACGGCGAACTATCAGATGTTGTAGAGGGCACGTTCTATCCCCTTAAGTAGTCCGCGCCCTCCAGCTTTCAAAAGTCGCCGTCGTAGTCTTTCAACGTAGCATTCGCACGCTTCATGTCATGCGGCACATAGATATTTGTTATATCAATGCTTGAGTGTCGCGCTTGATCACGCACAGATACGGTATCAACATGCTGTCTGAGCATGTTTGTGATGCCAGTATCTTTAAGTGAGTAGAACTTGTACCGCTCCGGGAACTTCAAGTCGCGCCTTACATGGTGTAGCCAATAGTCGCGGAAGCTCTTCTCGGAGCGGTATTCCGCCCCGGGCTTAAAATCATTGGAGAAGAGATAATAACTGCCAGGGCTATTGAACACGCCCAGCTCTACCATCAGCAGCAATATCTTCTTCGGTAAGGTCACAGCAGCGTCGGCGTGGTTCTTAGCATTGTCACCATGCACGAGTATCAGCTGCTTCTTGATGTTGATATCTTCAATCTTCAGTAGTGACATCTCACGAGGTCTCAAAAACGTATAATATAATATGTATGTAGCCAAAAGGTAATGGCGGTTATTCTTCTCGAGATATTCTTTTAATCGCTGCAGATTGCGCTCATCTATCGTATCGCGATTTTTGAAGCGTGCGCTGCGCATAACCATCTGAAACCCTTCAGTCGGGTTCTTTGGCACGTACGACCTTTGCACAAGATACTTCGCAAAGGTCTTTATCCATGCCAAGTAATTATTACGTGTCTGCAGGGTATTGTTGCGCTCGACAAATACGTAGTCCAGAAACTTGCCGACTATGCGCCGGTCAAACTGATAAATATAATGTACATTCTTGTCGGCTATCCAGTCCTTCAACACCTTCATGTAGCTCATGTAGCTTGCTACTGTCTCCATGCGATAGCCGTTTTCTTTGGCCATTTTCGCTAACCATTGCTCGTATTTAAGCACGACATCATCCCATAGCGTATATTCCGTTGGGCTTACAGCCTCTATCCACGGATTCCACCCATCGAGCAGCTTTTCCGTTAAGTGCTGCATTATCTGCCGTGCCTTCTCCCTTTGCAGCCGCTTACTCTTTATGCGGCCAAGCATTATTTTCTTGAGCTTCATTTTCCCCGTTTCCGGACAAAATGCCGTAAACGATACATAGCACTCCGACGCCTGATGAAAGACCGGTGGAGTCCAGCCCTTCAGTTTGTTTATTTCAGAATTTTTTGAGCACATTTTTTTTGTCCTCTACGTTTTTGCGTCGAGGACTCGGTTAAACAAATAATCATAGTGACTTTTCACACACGCCGACTTATCGCCGAGTATATTAAAGCGACAAAGGGCTAAAACACTGAAAAATAGCGTTTTAACCCTTTTTCTGTCGGGATGACAAGATTCGAACTTGCGACCCCTACGTCCCGAACGTAGTGCGCTACCAACTGCGCTACATCCCGATTGCCGGATGAGATATTTCTCAAAAGCGAGTGCAAAGGTAATCACTTTTTTCGTAATACGTGCAAGTTTTCGTAAAAAAATTTATCTAAATATAGAAAAAAGTTGCTTTGAAAGTGTTTATGAGCTGCGAAACACGGGGGAAACGTTTAAAAACAGCTAAAAAAACGGCCTCCGCTTTTTACTTTCAGTTCTCCGGTGGGTCATATAATCGTAACGCCGATCAAAACGAGCTCGTTACTAAGCAGGAACGCCTCACAAGGGCGCACCTTGCGAAACGAATGAACAAGGGCGGAATGAACAAGGCGGACGGAAAGCCTTGCAAAATGCGCCCGAATAACAAATAACTATTAGATGCGTTTTGGTAAACAACCTTTATGGTACCTCCTTCTTGTGCGTGACGCTCTCAGAAGGAGGCTTTTTTTGTGGGTTTTCGGGGACTTTGCTGGTTATTTGCACTTATTTTGCATAAAAAGCGGCAAAAAAGTTGCACAGTAAATTTAAAATGCCTACCTTTGCACTCGCTTAATAAAAAGCACAATGGTGCCATAGCTCAGTTGGTAGAGCAAAGGACTGAAAATCCTTGTGTCCCCGGTTCGATTCCTGGTGGCACCACAATCTAAAGAGTTACTCATTTCGAGTGACTCTTTTTTTGTATATCAGGGGGTGCAGCGGTCTCCGCTGCACCAACCGGCAAGCACGATGCTTAGCTCAGTTGGTAGAGCAAAGGACTGACATTGTCTATAAATTGGCCTTGTGTGTTTGAGTATGACAAAGAAAGCCTATCGCGTTGCTTAACAGATAATTCTCCATCGTGAACATGTATTATTGTGTAAATAGAAAAACCATCGTGTCATTTAATACCATTCCCAATCTTCCCAATCATCATCACCCCATTCATAGAACTCATCAGAGTCGGTAATGTCATTGCAGTGATTGTCAAAAATAAATTCTTTACCATCTTCTTTTACAACTTTTAGAAATACTGCCCGTTCTCCTGACTTCGTCAT